GTTGTATAAAATAGAAGAAGCAATGATAAATAGAGAACCTCAAGAGACTTCTACAATACATGGCTCAGTCTGTGAAGTTTGTGATTAATATTTTTTTTAACAAGAGAGATGGTTTGCTTTATAAGGAAATGAAAATAAATGGTTCATTTGAAATTGATTGGCGAATCAAGATAAGGTAGACCATCTCATAATAAAGGAGAATCAGCATGGCTGAATACCAACAAAAAGACCAGACCTTTAAGCTCTGGAAAAACGAGTATAAGAAAGAGGGAGATAAGAAACCTGATTATACTGGCAACGGATTAGTAGGTGGAGAAAAGAAAGACTTTTCTTTATGGATTAATCAAGACAAGAATGGTAAAAAATACCTTTCTGGTCAATTTAAAGAAGCTTACAAGAAAGACGACGCAGGATTCTAGGCTTTTTTAACTCAATAGAGAATAAAGGGGCTAACGCCCCTTTATTTTTTATATTAATATTAAGCGATACTTATATCAAAAAGATAATAATATCGCTATAAACGTGATTATAGAGGTACTTTTTTTCTTTAATGTTCGAAATTTGTAGTAAAGTTGACAAAGTATGTGCATTCTGTACAAAAAGTAATTGGAATCCATATAAAGGTGATTATGATGATGAAGAAAGATTGTTTTGTGGCTTATCTTCAGGGTTTGATACAAGAGTTGATTCATTAGATGATTGCTGGAAGGATATGACAAAGGGAAAAAGAAGTGCTTTTGTTAAAAAGAAAAAAGAAGAATATCAAATAGCAAATAACAATAGGTGATAGTATGGATATAATGGATGATTTCTCAGGTAATAAAAGTAATGACAGTACAAAATGGAATTACTTTAAAAATGACCCGATCGTACCTGAAAGCGAACAACTTACAAGTGAAGAAAGAAAAGAGCTAACTAAATTAGTAGGTCTGTGTATGAATCGAGTTGTGAGTACTAATGAATATTACAGAAGACTAGCTGAGTTCTGGAGAAAGATCGGAGAGGATAGTTATGCTGAAGAAGCCTTACTTAGAATGGATGATGAGGATGATGATTAAGGTTTTAGTTTTTTCTTTGCTTTCCTTAGTATTCTTTTTGTTATGTCATCAACACCTATATCATCGTATAGTATTGGATTCTGAGGAAAAGACCTATTCCAGTTCTTTACAAGCCTTGTTGCTCTTATAGAATCTCCTTCAATCATGTAATCTAATATTTTTGAGCGAGTAAAACCCTTTCTGTATTTTACATAGCTTTCTTTTTGACCCGATGGTTCTATTCTTTGGGCTAAACGTCTAGGTACAGTTCCGAAAAGTGGGGCTAGATACTTAGGCATTCTTTGCAACGCTCCTAAAGATCCATACTCTCCAAGATTTTCCCAAGTTCTAGTCATTGTTTGCCATATCTTATCAAAATCCTGCACTACGGCTGGTTTACCTGCAAACTCTATAGCTCTTATTGTATTCTCAGCAGCTACTATATCCATAGATATTCCCATAGCACCTACTGAGGCAAACCTATCTAGAGCGTCACCCCAAGTCATTCGATCAGCACTTATTAAAGAGTCAATTTTCTTATCTCCAAAAGCAACATCTTTTAGATTTCCAAAATTTAAAAAGTATTCATTTTCGTTAAACACTTCTTCTCCAGCATAAAAATTAGCAAGCTTATCACGAGCAAATGAAACAAACTCACCGCCAAATAATCCAGCAGAAGCCAATCTTAACATTGGAAATATATTACCTCTTTTTAATTCAGAACCTAGAGCTCCCCGAACCCAATTGAATTGTTTATATCCAAATTTTTTAAATAAAAATAAAGGTCTAAATCTTGGGTCATTAAAGATTAAAGGTTCTTCAAGTATGTTTCTTTGTAACTGGGTATCTCTTGCAAATCTGTACATAGATTTAGACATTTGAGTTTCAGATATATTATTTATATTACTTATTCCTAATTCTCTTAAGTTTTCTCTAGCCCAATTTTGACGAGTCTTAAACCTGCCAGTCCCCTTGCCCTGAGCGATTGGTTGTAACATACCCACCCATTCTTTAGCAGCAGCAGCAGATACTAATTGGTTTATCTGATTCATTTTTTGAAATCCTGAAGCCCAAGTTGTAAATTCAGCAAACTTACCCATATTAGAGTCATTAGGTCTTAAACCAGCTAATGATTGGTAGATAGATATATTACTAACGCCAGATTTTCCAACTAAATCTCTGTATTCTTTTGATGTAGAAAGCTTATATATACCTTTTATAATTGGATAGTAACCAGTTTTTAAAGCTGTGGATATAGCAACCTGAGTTATATTAGGCACTGTAGCAAAACCTAACCCTATCTTAGAACCAATTTCAAAATCAACTATATCACTCCAAACTTTCTTAGCTTGTGGACTTTTCCAATTATGAGAAGGATCTAATTCTATCTTATTAGTTAATATTTTATACATATTATCTAATACGTCACGCTCCTCTGTTAAAACTTTTTTTCTTTTACTGCCAGAATCAGATGCTTTAATTGCCTTATTTAAAACATCTCTTGATGCTACCCAAAATTCACCACTATTTCCAAAGTTTTTTGACTCAGCAACTTTCCTAGCCCACTGATGACCGTACTTTGACATAACAATTCTAGCGTCTGTTTCTAAAATAGATTCTGGTAAATCTTTAGCCTTTCTAGCTATTTGTAAATGCTCTGCAACATTATGATATTGAACATTCGTAGTCGTATTTAACTTTCTAAACGCACCCGATATTTTAATGTCAAAATCAGGCACTTGCTCCCTTGATAAATCTTTTCTTATACCAGCCATTTCATACAAAACATCTCTTGTTTCTTTAGAAACCTTACCTTTTTCAACAATTTCACCAATAACTTTTTGAAAATTAGAATTTCTATACAGGGAGGTTTCAGTAAATAATTGAGGGTTTTCAGCTCTAAGCTTACCAAAATCTTGAGAAAATATTTTTAATACATCTTGTTTTACGATGCGAGGAAAATACCAGTCTTCTTTTTTACCTAAATCTACACCAGCTTTCTTTGCTTCTTCCCACATATAATCAAAGACTTCTCTATATTGTTTAATTACAGGATCATTTGCATATTTAGGGTTTTGTAGTTTTCTTCCTATTTCAATAGAGTCTTGCTCTAACTTATCCTTAGTACCTTTAAAAAACTTACCACCTGTAAATTTAGATATTGACTCTTTATAACCCGCCATTCCTTTTGCGTATAAACCAATATCATTATACATCTGACTAAGAGTTCCCATATAGCTAAAATAATCAACATTATAATTATCAACTCTCTTTTTAGCGTCTCCACTTATTTGAGTTTGCAATCGCTTACCGGCTCTGTCTAAAAATTTTAAACCATGATAATCAGAAAAAGGTTTATCGGGCATCATAGTTGTCTCCCAACCGCTTTTCTTTATTTCGGTTCTAAGTTTATTTACAACCGCTTCTTTTCTCATTCTATGCTGTAGTTTTAGTTGCTGAACAGGAGTCATACTACTAACAACTTTATTTATATTCGTGTCTCGTAATTCTGTTTTTAATATTTTACTAGCTCTATCAAGAAAGTTAGCGTCGTTCATATTAATTTCTTTTTTAATGCCAAATATAGAATCTATCCTTTTTTTCTGCAATGCTTCTGGGGTGTACTTACCACCACTTCTACTAAACCCTCTACTTTGAAACTCAGAAAAAGTTATAGGTTCTAACAACTCACTCGTTTTTAAATCTTTAAAAGTTACGATATCTTCTTTTATTACTCTTTTCTCTACACCAGTCTCAATATTAGTCTTTTCAATAGTTTTTTCTCTAGTGTCTAGTTTAACATTGTTTACTTTAAAGCCATTCCTGTCTGTATACACTTGATTCGCTTCAAATTCAGCTGATTTTAAAGCTCCGTAAAATTGTGCTCCCTCTTCAACGGTAAGTCCAATTTCTTTTTTAGCATCCCTGATCTTCCTATATCCTTTTGTAATCTTACCTGTAGCATATTTTTGAGCATTTAAAGCACCGATAACTGCTGCCGAATGAACATAATCCTCAGCGGTAGGGAGTTCACCTTCCATAATAGGAGCAAGCGTACCAAATTCAGCCGACTCTACTGCTTTTACAGCTAATTGTTGAGTTAGTTTATTTAAGTTTGGACTTAAAAAAGATTTAACAATAGGAGCAGAACCAGCTGTAACAGAACCTAAGACTACACCTTTTGATGCGTTCTTTATATTCATTAGCAAATCAAACTCCTGATCAGGGTCAGCAATCTGTCCTAAACTAGACTGCAAACCACTATAAAAACCAAGTTGTGTACCACCAACTGCCGCTGCTTGAAATGCTTGATTTAATACTCTAGGTGCAGCTTTTTCTATAATATCATTAGCCTTTTTTGCTGAAATACCTTGAAGCGTTAACCTTCTTTTTGCCTCGTTCAACGGATTTGTTGTTGCTCTAAACGCTTCTCCAGCTCCACCTTTTAATTTATCAACTGACCCTATAGCTGTTTTTGCACGCCTTAACCCACTACTCAGAAGAACATTGTCACCTAGAACTGACTTAACTAAATCATCACTAACTTTTACACCTTTACCAACCCCAGATTTAAGTGCTTTCCTTACCGCTGCTTTTGTAGCAGATTTAGCTGCAATCCCACCTATCCCACCAGTCGTTGCTAATGATAAAATATCTAATGGTTGTAAGAAAGATATTAAAGTAGCACCAACATCTTCCATCATACTCGGAGAGTAGTTTGACAAATCAAACCTATCTTCTCCAGTAGCAATTTTATCTGCTAATCCTGTAATGCTATTTTGATAACCAGCCTTTACCCAATCTGGTAACCACTCACCGGGAATAAACCCATATAAATCACCATCTTCTTTTGATACTTTTTGTTCGTTATTTTTCTCTAATAAGGCATCATAATAAGACTGAGAGTCGTATAAGTTATTATCGAAGTTTGATTTTTGATCTAAGTAATCACCATTGGTTTGCACCTTAGCTACGGATGCATCGTCTAACCCATCATCAGATAAGTTGTCTATATATTCACTAAAGTAACTATATCTTTTAGTTGATTCGGGCATGCCCTATTAATTTTGTGGTATTCTAAAACCTGATGGAGTGTCAGCTCTTATCGGTGCTATTGATCTTATTAAATTTTCTACAGTAGAGATAGGCTCTTGCTTTCCTTGCTCTGATTCAAAATTTAATATACTATTTAATTCTGCTAATAATACTTTATCTTCTTCAGATACTTTACCTTTTTTAAATTTAAACTCTCCTTTACCTTTTCTGGCTTTACTATCTAAAAATGCTTCTAATCCAGTTGGATTGTCTTGAATAATAGATTTTATTGACTTTAACTGCTTTTCAAATTTCTTAGTCTTAGGCATTTTTTTATATAATTCTTTTATTTGAGATATTAAATTATCTTTAGCTTTTAAGTTTGAATTTATTTGATTAACCTTGTCAGAAGCACCAGAACCTCGATATTGTTCAGGTCTTAAAGCTAATGTTTTTAATTGTGATAACTTTCTATCAAATTGACTAAGAACCCTATCAACGTATTTAAGATCTGTCGGATCTTCTACTGGAGGTAAATCAAACACTCTAGATTCAGGTCTAATACCTCTTATACCTTCACCAGTTTCTGCCCTTTCTTTCCCCGCAACACTAAGTCTTTCTATTAAACCGCCTAAGCCGGGCAACGGTTTAGATTCTAATATATTTAAAGAATCCATTGCTGATTTGTATTCTGGTGAGTCTTCAGGTTCTGTAGCCATAATAAGCCTTGCTTCTTGAAGTTCAAGACTTTGCTCTGCTTCACTAGGGCTATCTGGAGCAGTGTTAGCTAATAATTCTTCAGAATTATAATAATTATCAAAACTATAACTAGGAGCTAAAGGATACACAACTCCGTTTTCAGTTATTGAAGGTGGTACTTTTTTACCCGGTAATTCATTTACTGGTCTTTTAATTGAATAGTCATTATTAATATCATTAATTGTATTTTCAAATATTGCTAATTGACTTTTTAATGATCTTAATTCACCAGTTGGGTCTACACCAGTTGCCCTTAAAGCTTTTAATATTTCCTGAGCGGTTTTATTGTCAGTGTCAATACTAGGCATTTTTTGAGCTACTTTTATCATTTCTCTTTCAATATAAGATTTTTGACTGTTTGCACTTGCTAACTCAGTTTTTATTTGAGTTGGCATAGCTCTCATATTTGTTGATCTTTGTTGATCGAATTTTTTCTCAGCACTTAATAATATTCTATAGGAACGATTATCTGTTTCTTTTAACATTTCCCTAGATTTAGGGTCGATATCACTTACCAAATCATCAAATTGATAAAAAGTAGATTCAGGTGGTAAATTCTGTATATCACTTATCTTTGACCTTAATTCAGTCATTGACTCACCTTGGGTATTGATAAGTTCGTCGTAAGTGTTTACTTCATCATCAAAACCAAATGTTTCAGCGATTGTTTTTTTAGTTTTATAATCAAATTTAGGTGTACCATCTATTATCTTATTATAGTTATCTCTAGTATTTTTATCTTCCTGTCTTTTTAAAGCTGAATTATATCTATCTCGCTCTAAATCTCTTTGCTCTTTAGCTATTTGTTGAGCATCGTTATATCTTTTTTCCTGTAAAGCTTGCCTCTCAAGCTGTAATTTATTCTGTTGATACTGAGTTACATACTGCGGTAATGCATCAAGAAAGTCAGCTAACGGAGTCTCATAAGTACCCGGAGCTTGTGCTTGTCTTCTACTATATATACTTCTTCTAGCCATAATTAAGCCTCTAGCAAAATTGGTTTGCTTTTATAAATTCTTTTCATTTGTTTTTTAGTTGGATACGTTTTTTTAAATTGATATAAATTAGGATAAATTTCTATAGAATTAGTCCAGTCAGTAATAACTTTACCATCTTGAACTATTCGATTACCCACAACAGTTTTTAGCACCTCTATTTCTTTTTTATCATTACTATAGTCAAGAGGTTTTATATTCCAATGGCAAATATCAACAAAGATATTATTATCAATACCTATTTTTATAGCACTTAACATAATATCATGTAATTCTTTAAAATTAAAATTATTATTTAATACAATATCTATATCTTTAGTTTCCCAATTTTCCCTAAAACCGCTTGCTAACCAAACATCATATTGATTAACATTATTTAATTTAAAAAACCTATCTTTCCAAATATTAAACTTATCTATTGTAGGTGGTTTAAGATTACAATCAAACTCGTAGTTACCATATTGCCAAATCATTAACTGCCACCGTACCCATCATTACCATCATCGTACTGTGCTCTAATATCTTCTGACCTTACATACTCAGTGACCCATTCATTACCATCCCAGTAATAAGTTTTTCCGTTAAATTCATAACTAGAGCCTTCATTTTGAGCAACTGGAGGATTCCAACCGGGATTATCAGTAGGCACATAAGTCTTGTCTTCTGCCTTACTTCCAAACTCAGCACCACCAGCAACAAGATTAGCCATAGTTCCAAGTACCTGAGACTCATAATCAGTTTGTGCTTGTTCTGCTACATCTCCGATTCTCTCCCCGGCGGTTTCTACTGCTTCTGAACCAGCTCTTTGCCTAGCTCCAAAACCTCCACCAACACTAGAAAGACCCATACCACCTGTCATAGATAGTAAACCTTGTTCAGACTGTTGCTTCGCTCTATTTATAACACTCGGATCAAACTGTTGAAATAAAGCTAATTGTTCAGCCGTTGGTTCAAAGCCAGCTTCCCCTAAAATTCCAGAAGCTGAATAACTATCACCACCAATAGGACTACTACTCGTAGCGTTAGCAACAGGACTCATTCCTGTATCATTACCTAATGGACTACCAGTACCTGCAAAACCTGAAGCTGGAGCATCTGCATCTGGAGGTGTTATAACCTCACTACCACCAGTACCAGCATCACCATAGTCTTCATCGCCCCCTCCAACATAAGCACCTTTTCTATATCCTAATAAACCACCATTCTGAAATGATGGTACATTATTGTATTGATTAATTTTGTCATTTAATCCTAATAGCGAAGCTTGAACACTAGGTTCTTCTTTTTTATATATTTTAAATTTATCAGATAATGATGTTTTTAAATTATCACCATAATTAATTATTTTTCCTAATAAATTAGAACTAGGCAATTCAAAGTTAGGGTCAGTACCTTTTAATTTTCTTATGTCATTTGCATATCCACTAAGAATGCCCATATCATCAGGAGCTACAGCAATTTGATCTCCTAACAAAGAAGCCATTTCTGCATTACTAGCCGTCATATCTATATCTCCAGCAAGTTCAGCACCGTAAGAGGAAGGCATAGAAAAAGCAGGATTAACATCAAATCCTGTAGGTTTTAACAACTTACCCTGAACTTTTCCATACATACCTGTTGGGTTTAAATATGCACTTAATGCTGTTTGAGCACCTGAAGCCAATGCTCTCTCTCCCATGCCTCTAGTATAATCACGACTAGCTTGCTCTACATCCCTAAATGCTTGTTGTCCGTACACAGTGCCAGACCTGTCATACTGTTTAGTTTTACCAGCTCCTAAACCCTCTCCAACCCTTCTTCCTATACCAGATCCTAAACCAGCTCCAATAGCTAAGCTAGTACCTCCTGTTACTGGAGCGAGAGCTGCACCTAGCAAACTACCAGCAATGCTACCAATACTACCAAATAGCCTACCTTTTTTCTGTCTTCTAGCTTCTTTTCTTTTTTGTCTCTCTAGTTTCTTTATGTCACCTTGTCTTTGCAAGGCTCTAGCAAGAGCAGCTCCTCCTGAAGTACTGGTTAAACCACCAGTCTGCATCATGTTTAATAAATTATTTTGATTCTTCATATTAAAATTCCTTTGAATTTAGCGATAAATATGTTATGACGCACATACTAATTAAGTATTTCTACTTCCCAAACGGATGTAATTTTCCATACTATTTCACTTCCATAATCACCAGTAGCTGTAATTTCAATCCCACAACTATCACCAATCCCAAATCTAGGGGCATTGTCAAAATTAGATCTATTGATAGTAAATAGAGTTCCAGAAGCTAAAGCATCTGTATGATTAGCGGTAGCAACTGTGTCTACAGCAGTGTCTCCGTCATCCATCTTCATTAACCTTACTCTTAAATCGTGAGAAGTATTAGTTATTGTTGTTGGTCTAAACATTATTTTTTGTAACGTCATTTTATATGGAACTAAAAAAGATGAAGACACTCCATTTAAACTATCAAGCTCAGATATTCCAAACCAAGGTAAGTAAACAGGATCAGTCCCAATATCGTCTGTCATATTATGAGCTATAATTTTATAAGAATTACCTAAAAAACTACCTTTTACATTTAAATTGCCACCTACATTTAAATTTTTGTTTACAGTGTAGTTATTATCAGTATCCATATAAGATACCCATAACCTACCTTTTTCTTTTCTATATCTTTCTAGTCTATTAGACTTAGCTATATAAATAGCTTCTTGTCCTTCTCTAAGTGAGTTAACAGATGGTTGGGATTTAACTACCTGTATCTTATCTTGTTTAGAATTTTGTGTTCTTCTTGCTTCTCTAGTCATTAGCCAGATCTTTTGTATATTTCTCTATACTCAATACTTATATCGTTTATTTGAACTAAGCTTTCATCTCCACCTGCAAGTGCCATTTTAATAGAAACTTTGTTACAAACAACTGGAGAAGATGGAGCGATTCTAACTGTGTTATAAGTACCATCTGAGTTTTCAGGTATATTCCCAGCTAAAGCGTGAGAAGTGCCGTCATCTTCAACAAGCGTAAAAATATCTGTTAAATTACCTCCAGTTTCTTGATAGGTTATATATACAGCATATATTTTTTTAACTCTAGCAGCATTACCAAAATCTAAATCTTTAGTTTGGAAAGCAAGATTTTCTACAGATTGAAAACCCCTGTGTAGTTTGTAAAACCTAGTAGAAGAACCAGCATCAGTACCCACTAAAGCATTAGTACTATCTGAAAAGTTAGTATGTACTACATTTGTAATACCATCATGTGTAAAATCTTTAAGGTATGTAAAATTACCTTTCTTTAAATCATATAAATATGCATCGCCATCACTAGAACAATTCTTTACTACGTAAATTAAATTAGTTGCCTCATCATATATTATCATAGAGTTTACTGTTACAAAACTATACCACGTATCATCATCTATTTTATTCTCTGATAAGTCTCTTATCTTAGAACCATCATAAAAATACAAACCTTGTTTATTTACCCATACTATACCATACTGAGTCTTAGCAACAGCACCATGAAACTCTACACCCATATAGTTCTTACTATCCTCTAAAAACCAATTTGTATCACTAGGACTAGCTATATTTATAATATCTAAACTGTATTGTTTATATGCTAATATCCTATCTGCAAATGATTCTATAGCTGTGTAATAGTCAGCATCTCCCTTAGCTGCTTCTATAAAGTTAAAAGAAGGGAATGTGTCAAATCTATTTGGCATAGAATACATAATTCTATCAGGGTAATTTTTAACAGTTGATGTAGATTTTGTACTTCCAGAATTTTCATCCTTCATCGATACATTACATATAAAAGTTCTATTATTAGTAACTGTAGAATCTTTCCAAAACTCACCCTGATCACCTAACGCATTGCTAAAAATACTAGAGGGATACCCATTTATTGTTTCGTAAGTAATAAAATTTAAATCTTTAATAATAAGATTATCCGAAGCACTGGTTGTAGGACTATTATAGTTAGAGCTACCGCCATCTCTAAATGTAATGTATTCATCAGATAGATTAGTTCTACATCCTTTTGTAAGATTTATGTCTACTAATAGTAAATATTCAGAATCAGAATCTTTTTCTTTTATATATATTCTACCACCAGATATTCTAGGGTCATAAGGAGACTTAGCCCCTACATTTACAGAAAATACTTTAAAATCATCTGCCTCGTCTACAGTAACTTCAGTACTATATTCAGTTAGTAAACTTTCTTGATTATCATCATATATAAAGCTTTGTGCGAATACGTAAATACCAGACTTAATTAATCCCTCACCGCTTGTATTTGTAGATATATTAAAATTAAACCCTTGCCCAGCAGAAGGAAAAGTTGATACAGCTGGTGTAGTAGCACCGTCAACACAAGTACCGTTAGTTGGTTTTGCTAAACTATTATCTTTAGCGAAGTAACCTAAATAAGAATTATCATCTGTAGTAGACCCAGCTAAAGCTGCTAGTAATTGAAAATGCCTCCTATTAATCCAACCATACCATTGAACCTTACAGTCATTTTTATCGGCAGTGTCAAAACACCTAATTGAATCATCTATTTTATGATACAGTACTTTAGAATTTATACCAGTAGCAGAAGAACGAAGAGCAATACTATCTTGCTCCCAATTTGTACCTGCTGTATTTGTTGAGTATACATCTATTTTATGCTCATCAGGATGAGCAAGTAATAATACCTTGTCACCAGTTCCAAACCCCTTTACTGTAGCCGCCCAATATACCTGCCCTGTTTCAAGTGATATTTTAATTGCTCTATCTAAAATAACATCATTACCGCTATGACCTACAACGGTATATATACCTTGTCCATTTGCATCAATAGAATTAGAAGGGAAGATCGGTGCAGTTATAAGGAGTCTAGTCCCAACAGGATATGATGTGGTTAAGTTTACAGCAGAGCCATCAACTTTCATCTCAAGTGCTTTCGTTCCTGTATTTTGTTTAAAACCATCTTCACTACCACCTGTGTTATCAGCGGTAGATACTTCTTTTGTAACACCGTCACGAACAAAATCTGTTTCAAAATATCCTAGTCCATAGCCAGCTTCTATATGGTCTATATGTGATGTATCATAAGCAGATAATAAATTATTTGTAGCATTTTTCATATTAAATGCACCACCAATCGCACCTTGTTTAGTAAAGGTTAGATTAGATACATCAGCAACTTCATTATCTGCTATGTCGGCAGGGTCTTTTAGATTATTCAAGCCTCCTGAAAAATCTTTTATTTGGTATAAGCGTTTTGGCACTTACTTTCCCCAGAATTTCCATCTGCTTTGTATAACTGCCTTACCTATGTCTAATGCTTCTTTCATAATTAAATCTTTTTCAGATTTAGTAATTTTGTTATCCTTATAACCAGACTCTAACGCCTTCACTAAATCACCAATTTCTTTTACAAATTGTCTATTTTTAGCAGTTACTGTCGTAGCATATCCAGCAACAATAAGCCCAATTAAATAAAACATATTTGACCAACTTAGCCAATCATTGAAAAAATCCATATTATTTCCTCTCTTTTAGTAGTTGTTTAATTTCTGTAATGTCTTCCATCATTACATCTAGTTTGTAAGTTATTAATTCTTTATCCGCTTTTAATTCTAAGTCTCTTTTTATAGCATCTATATCATACTTCATAAATCCAAAAGCTAACGTAATTGCACATATCATAGTAAAAATAGTGATAACATTTTCAACTGATATATTTGTGTTCAACTTCACGACCTTCTTACTTTTCTTGCTACCTTTTTACTATACTTAGCTTTTTGCTTACCCTTGGCAGAAGCTTGTCGTTTCTTCCTATTGGTAGCCGAACGCTCAGAGGCACTGAGACTTTTCCTAACTGATTCAGGTAAATAACGCCCTCTCTTAGCTCTTGGCTTCTTTTCATCTCCTTTACTGACATAATCCCATTTCTGTTTTGACCATTTAGATAAACTATTACTTGATGATTTAGCACCTTTGTACCCACCACCTTTTTTCTTATAACGCTTTGTAGCGATCTGAGCTTTGCGAGCAGACCATTGTCCGGGTCTACCGCCAGAACTGCCAGACTTAACAGACGAGACAATGCTTTTCCACATTTTTTCGTTTGTCTTCTTTGCAGATTTAGTAGCCATTACTTACCAATTTTTTTCATTGCTGCTAAGTGTGACTGTTTAAAAGTCATACCGTTTCTCATCATATTAGCCATACCTCTAATGTGTTTAGCTGTGTGATGCTTAGAGTGTTTTTTCATTGCTCCTATTTGTCTCTGATTTAAACCAGACATAGGAACACCTTTTATTTGTATAGCTTTTTTAGTTGCCATTTTATTCTCCTACCACTTTACTTTATCTGCCCAATAAGCAGCTGACATTTTGCCCTTAGCAATGTTTTTACCATGCCTAGCTTTAAAAGATTTACGCCTTGCTTTTTGTTTAGCTGATTCACCAGCTTTTGGTTTACCAGCTGTCTTTACACCTTGCTGACCAAAGCGAATAGTTTTTACTTTATCGCCTACTTTAGCAACAACGACATGTGACTTTTTAGGGTGACTTGGTGTACGTTTAGGTTTATTAAACCCCGACACTCCTGCTCTAGCAAGTCTTGAATCTTTTTTCTTTGGCATATTAACTCCTAATTCTTTCCATTTAATCTACTAATAACACCTTTTATTTCCGAAACTTGATTATCTAAATCATTTATTTCTTTATTCAGTGCATCAAACTTTCGATCTAGTTTATCATCAGATAAGTTCCATCTATTAATTAGTTTAATTATCATTCCCTCTGTGTTTTCTAATGTCTCGCTCTGACCCCTGTTCTCTGTTTTTAGGTCTTGTAAAGCTTCTTCCTGCACAGACCCTCTTTTGTTCATAGAGAATACCATATACACTAATAAAGCCCCTACGACACCTATCATACCCGCTTCGCTGTACACTTCTAAAAAATTCATTGTCATTCTTCCTCTTCTTTAAAGACTTCTTCACCTTTTTTACACTCTTCACAAGTTGCGTTAAACGCCTCTCTTACAGGTCTGTCGCATTCAATACAGTGAAACGGTAATGGCATTATCGAACTCTCCGCAATTCTCGGTTAATAAAATAGTTATGATTAAAGTCATCTTCTGTTAACTCTACTTTTTTCTTCTTTTTTTCTTTCCCCAAGATAAGGGATTTAAGTTTAATTCTGTTTGATACCATTCTAGTTGTTCTTGCATTTGTGTTATTTTTACTTCTTCTTCAGCTATATGCTTACTGACAAGTTCTTCAATTCTGGAATTAGCAAGTTCCATTCTTCGTTCAAGATCTCCAATCCGATTTTCAATACGTAAGTAGCCCATGACAACGATACCAACTCCCACGATAATTTGCCCAAGCCACTTAATGTTAAGGCTAATCCGCATATTATCGTCAAGTTTAGTGACCCCATAACTCCTGTACGTTTTCTCTTCACTCATACCTCGTAGCCGACAACTGACCAGCCATTATCACAACTGCCAAGCAGCACCAACCCGCCAAGCACTATTACTAAAAATGCTATTATAGTTATGTAGTCTTTCAAATCGTCACTCACCAGACCATTCATCCTTTTTCATTTCAGCTAAACATTCACTATGTGACAAAGCCGTAACACCACTCATTGCTGATACTTGAGCGTGTGTTCCATCGGCTATTGCTAACTCATACTTTACTAATACTTTTGTATTGTCTTTATTCCATCTTGGTGCACCTAATTTGCCTTGTTTAAATGCACACTCTTGCCAACTTGGATTTTGTAATGTAGTCTTATCTACCACAGATTCTGTATACGTATACTCTTCATCTTTTTTAGGCACAGAATGAGGCTCTGACATGAGTTTTTCTAATAACTCTGCCTTAGTATCGCTTGATGAATAATCTACGTCACAATCGTCCATATACGCTTTTATCTCTGCTTTTGTGTTATCATCTGAAGGGTAATAATCATATTTGTCTACAGATCGTGTAGCAGTCTTTTCTACATCTTTATAAGTGTACTCATTCCAAGACAATCTATCCGCAGTTTTAAGTTTGCTTGGTAGCTTACCTTCATATACTGCTTTGGTTAATATTAAATATGTATTAGTCATTTTTATGCTTTCCTTTGGAATATTTAAAGTTTTTACTTATTTCATCACTTGTTAAAATTCGATTGTAAATCATTATTTCATCCATCATGCCATTCCATTTTGTACTATTATTTTCTTTTGAGCCTATAATTAAATCAAAACCATCGTCAGATGTGTATGTTCCTGTAGATGTGTTATCTACATTTGGTGAAGTAATTTGACTTAATACTCCCGCTTCATTGCTTGAGTACCAAGTTGCTGAACCTCCTGCTATGCTTGTCCAAGTAATTGCCCAATAAGACCAAATATCTGGTGTTAAATATGTATTTTTTTGCCATACATAATTATCACCACTAAAAACACCAACTAATCTAATGTGCCACTTACCGCCACTAAATGAATCGCATTTAATTTGCCATCCTTGATTACCATTACCAGACTTATGCATAATTCCCATATTTCCTGTTGAACCTTCTGGTTTTAACCACATTTCAACTGTAGCACCAGTTTGCCAAATATCTGTTAATGATGTTGGACTGCCTAAATTGAGATATTCACTACTACCATTTAGCCTTAACACATTGCTACTTGGATTTGTAAACGGAAATCCTAATCCATCTTTGTTAGAGTTTAATCCCTCACGAATTGTAATTGAATCTGGTGTACCTTGTACAGAACCATCGTTGCCTGTGTTAAGTGTAGGATTACCATTAACAGTACCATGATTAGTACCAATTAAATCTTTTATTGCATTAGCGTCTGTACTTGCAGTATTAAGTTTCCAATAACCAATTAAATTTGAGTTAGATGCTTCTGAACTATTTATTCCAGAATTATATATGCTTTGTACTTCAGATAAAGATTTAGCATCATTATAAATAGCAACACTTGATATTTGCCCATCGAATGTATAAGCACTGCTATAAAATGCACCTATAATAGTTTTCTCTTCATCAAAATCTAAACTTGATGGAAAGCTACTTGAATTATCAGCGTGTGTAGTTACACCATCTACATATAATTTTGTTTTAGTATAGTCACTTGAATCCCATACTGCCATAATATGATGCCAACCGTTTGTAAGGGTTTCTGTAACACTCCATGTAGTTCCATTTAATCTAAAAATCACATTATTTGCTAAAGATATAACCGTAATTAAACCATGATTATTGCTAAAATTTCCAATATGAACAAAAGCATCATTGACCGCTGAAACATCTGTGAGGTTTGCCCATATGGAAAAACTTAAATCTCCTGTATAACTATCACCTAATGATGTGCCTAATCCTGTGCTTGTATCTACATAATCTCCTGTACCATCAAAATCTAAATAACTCCATCCTCTTCTATCTTGCCATGTAGTTACGCCATCGTTACGCCAGTAACCTAATAAGTTTCCAGACTTGGAGTGATTAGTAGCATCGAGTGCGATTCCATCGTTGAATATTTCTTGAATTTGTGTAGAGTTAAGAGCAGTATTAAAAACAGAACATTCATGTATCGTACCATCAAAATTACCCCAAGCACTTTGTCCTATTCTTGCATTACCTCCAAATAACCAAGCATCAGTTACAACTGTTGTTGTACTATCTAAAACACCATCAATATATAATTTAAAACTTGTACCTTCTCTTGTAGCAGTTAATAATCTTCCGCTTGCTATTTCAGTACCTGTTGTTCCAGATATATAATAATTATTGCTACCTACTCTAAAAACAGATTGAGTAGAGCTAAATCTTATAACAGAACTTACACTTCTTCCAATAAATGTACCTTCTGAATTATTAGTATTGTACCAAAATGAAATAGTAAAATCTCCAAGATTAAAACTATCAATATCTACATCTACATACTGACCAGTAGTACCTTTATGCACCATTTTTTCATTGTACCTAACCAATGGAATCTGTGGGATGACTGGTTCATTTTGAGCAGTAGTAAAGCCAGATGAGAGTACCCCTACTTCTTTAACTGAAACACTATTTATACTTCCTGTAAACCCTGTGCAATTAAAAGCAAATGAAGTATTTGAAGTTCCCGCAGTTATATTAACTGTATGAACTGCTTGGCTATCTATAGCACTACTTTGTATTCCATGTGCATATACTTTAAAACTTCCAGATGTGTAATCTGAAACATCAACAATTACTTGATAATTTTTACTATTAGTTAATAAGCCATCTCTTCTATTTAATGCACTATTATTACTAAATACTAATTTATTTCCTGTAATTGTAGAGCCACTTAAATTCCAAAATCCTGTATCTGATGTAAATTCTCTATCAGCAGAATTAGTAATTAACTCACTTCCGTAAAATTTTGTAGTAGCGTGATTTCCCATGAGGATTGGTTTGGCACTATAATCTGTAATAGTACCTCTAAACCCTGTACTTCTTAAACCAATATCTGTATCTTCAGACATAAGATAATAAGTATGAGTTCCAATAGAATCTGCAAGAGTAACTGAACCAAAAGCTGAACTACCTCCTGCAAATCTTAAACCCCCTGCTGTTCTTGTAGCAATCGTGTATTGCACTTTATATAAAGTGTTATTTGAAATACCACTAAAAAATTGATAGCCATCAGCTTCATAAGTTATTACACCATCAGAAGTTGCATTTCCTGTTCCTGTTGTACTTGAAGTATGTAAATTCCAATCACTATCTCCCAACTTCTTCTCACTATGGTCATACACAATGCTTTGTGGACTTTCGGGGTTAGACTCACACATGGGATACCAAGCAACTAATGTTGATGGACTTGGTACAGACTCTGGCTTAAGGTATTGTGATTGTACTTCTGCTTCTGTTAAAATAGAGTTATATAATTTTACATCTGATAGTTTACCATTAAACAAAAAGTTTGAACCCGCATTTCTTGCACCTATTATTGTTTCATCTACTAAACCCCAATTCGTATCAGCAGAGTTAGTATCACTTATACCATTAATATATATAGTTTCAGTTTGACCACTTGATTTAGTTACTGCAAGATGATACCATTGTCCTGTAGATAATACTGATGTTATTTTTGTAGAAGATGTGCTACCATGATTTGCAGTTGCATATATTTTCCCACCTTTACCACTAAAAAACCCACAAGTCATTCCATCAGATGTAGATTTGTCACTCATAGAAAATATTACATTATGCCCCGCAACGCTATCAGCATTAAACCAACAAGAAAAAGTAAAATTTCCACTTGTATCTATATCTCCACAATCAAGGTAATCACTTACTCCATCAAAATCTAATCCTCTACCGCCATATACCTCGGCTCTTGAAGCCACATCTGCTGTAAGTTTAGGAGAGTCTGTTGAAATCGTTGTAGCCATTATTTAAGCACTCCTGTATTTGAGGTTACTTCTTTAAAAGATATACTTGTTATATCAAAATTTGCTCCAAGATATACGCCTCGCAATGTAACACTTTGCCCATTGTAACTTGATAAAGCTGTTATATATTTTGTATAAGTTCCAGAACTATAAAGTGCCTCTGACAGAAATATTGTAGCGTCTGTAGATGTTTGCATTTTAAATTTTGCTTGTGTTGCGGTAGATACTGTAAACACTAATTTGTAAAGTTTGTCTGTTTCAAATGTAAAAGCTCCAGAACTTGTACCTACATAGTGTATAGAACCATTA